TTACAACAGAACTTAATCATGAATGCTTCAAAACTTGGATCAATCTGTTTCCGACTAGGAGTCAGAGTTCCGTCAATATCAAAAATAAATTTTTTCACTTTATGCAGGTTCTTCTACTTTTTTCTTTTTACCAATGTTGTACTTAGTTTCTAATACCCAATCACCCTTCTCTTTGTATGCAAGAACTTTGATTTGATTTAAAGGTGCAATGTCAGTTATCTTTTCGACATTAATGACAGTTACTAATCCCCAATCGCATAAGAGTTGAATGATGCGATTACGACGTTGAACGTCATTCTGAGTTAGATTAGCACGTTTACCATCTAATGCAAATAATTCTTTAAAATGCACGATGTAGTATCTACCTTGTTTATGAAGGATGTGACAGGATTGATATATCTTTTTCTCTTTTCGGGATGCTACCCCAATTCTTGTGAGAGTCTCTCTTACTTTTAAAAAGTCATCTGGTTCATTCAGACTGACTTCAATCATCTGATCAGCAGACCAATTGACTTCAGGCTCGGTAATCATTTTGCTCCTCCAGTTTCAAATTTCGATTTTATAAAATTAAGTTGTTCTTTGGTTAGGATTCGTAGAGCTTGCTTTGCTTTTTCATTACTATAACCATAATAACGTTTCACAGAATCAAGATCTTTAATCTCATCTTTACGGAGCCAAGGAGAGAATCTCTTTCGCTTCCTCACACTATTTAGATAAAATGAATACTGCATATCACTATCCAGTTGTGGCCTAAGGTTCATCTCATTTGCAAACATAATCGTATCTAAATGACCAGACATACACCTGTTCACAATGTATGAAGGATACTTTGCTGTAGGGTCTTCTTCATAGATATTCTTTTTGTTTTGGTTGATTGAGTTCAACCAATCTTTCAATTCAGTCATTTTGGTAATCTGCGATTAAAGTTCCAATTTTCAAATTTAACAAGGAGTTTAAATAACCCAACTAATGTTCGTTTGACAAACTCTTCAAAAAATATAATCGGTATGAATACAATTTCAAAAGTAGTTATCTTATGATTTGTATGTCGTCCTGTTCTGTCCATAGTTCAACCTCTTTTCTAAATCTGTTCTCTCTCTTTAGTTTTTCGTACCTCTTTGTTGCTTTCTTCCTCCACCATGAAATGATATTGTCGAGTTCAAATTTAGCATAGTTTTGTCCAGGTGTCAATTTGTCTTGTTCTCCTAATATTACTTCTCTTACATTTGAGAAACCATAATCAGAAATATAAAATCTCTTCTGCTGTGTAATTGAAAATGCATCTTTGATGACTTCATTAAATCTAGTCAATTTAGTTTGATCTGCAAGATTATTACGAATGATAGATATCATCTTAGTCTGTCTTTTCATCTTCTTTGAAGATGCTTTATTATCAGTTAGAGGTGTGTTATCATTTAGCATAGTAAAATGATCATGTAACTTATGAAACTGTTTATCATGCATCAGAGGTATGAATTTGCTCTCTGTGAGTCCTTTATATCTCATAAAGGGTTTGAGTCCATCATACTGTGAAGCAGACGTTGCAGACCCGTACAGAGACGTAGTTTCAAACAATCCGATATCTTTCTCAAAGTTTTCATTCAACTGTTCTCTTGCATAGTGTGATATACACATCAGGGCAAGTAACTTACCACCAAGATAATTATATCCAAAAGGTTGTGATGGAACAATAACAAATCCCATCGCTGCATGACGATTGAATAAAGAAAGATCTGGTTGCTTTCCTAACCAAATATTTCTAGGTTTTGAATTAATAGTAGGAGATCCAAATCTAACAAACCCAATAACCTTATTAGTATTTTTTTCAAATATCATCCACTTCAATTCTCTACCAGGAATATTTTGTTCGTTATTATGAGAAGATACTGCTGTAAGTAAATTAGAATAATATTTCTGATCCAGTCCACCCTTACCAACACGAACTATATTAAATTCCATATCCTCTGGATGCATGTCTTCATTAAAGAATTCATCAGAAAGAGAAACTAATGATGTTCTAGAACTCAATACCTCTTTCTTGACAAATCTTAGATAATCTTCAATGTCATCAAAATTTGAAAAATAATTTATAAATTCATCTGCTGCCCACTCAGCAGTTTTTTGTGTTACTTTCATCTTCATTATCTGGGTGTTTACAAAAACTCATCTCTTCATCATACTTTCTTTCATACTCATATCCATCCAATACGACTACTGGTGCAACGACAGCGTGAAACTCACGAAAGTATTCCATTCGATCTTTTGCATACTTACGTGGTTCTTCTTTCTTCATAACCCATTCCAGAATGTGTCTGATGGAGTTTGCATATTTCTTGAAATAACATACAAACCAACATTGCATAGGAACCAAAAAATATTAGTTACCCATGCCTGTCTCCAACAATACCTTCTATTTGTTTGTACAATAAAAAGGTTAGTCTCGTTATCTTTAACAAACTGTTCTATTATCAATGAGATAACAAAACCAATTGCAAAAACGTAAAATAGCAGATTCAATAAACCTGCCATTGAAAATAGAAAACTAATCATCGTGGTCGTCCCAAGGGTCTGTTAAATTTTTGTTTGCAAAAAATCCTTTATACACACCATATCCTGCTAGTAAAACAGTAATAACTGCGATTGATATACCAAAAGTGTAATCAGGATTTAATGTAAGGTGAGGAATTAATGTTTCATTACATTTAGCGATCATATCAGGATCATTCCAAGTTCCAGGTAAAGTATAAACTGGTGGACATGCTAAAAAAATCATAAGTGGTGCTCCTCTAAAAATGTTTCTATGTCAAGCAAAGCATCAATCTTTGCTAACATATCAGCAATGTGTTTGCTTATGTATGGTTTCTCTGTTCGTGCAGAGAATGCAAGTGCATTTCTTAAATGTGTGCTTGATTCATCTAAAGAATCTCTAACTTGTTTTGATAAACTCATTTGAAATAAATCTCCTTCATGTAATAATAAAAAATAAACATTGAACTTATACCTAATGATAACACAAAAATACCAAAAATGCCAAATACATTAAGTTTAAATGGTTGCTTTTTCCTCACTTTAAATTGCACTCCTTTAGATATTTAACTGCCTTTTCAACACCATCTATATTGTCTCCTAATTGTCCTATTCCCAAATTACATCTTTCACACAACCAACCTCTAAATGTATTAGTTTGATGGTTATGATCTAAACACCACTTTACCTTACCATTTGAACCTAAAGGAATTTTACCACAACAATCACATACCTCTGGTTTTGGTGGAGCAGTTTTTTTTATTTGATTTCTTATTTTACTTTGTTTTCTTATACATTCCCTACATCTAGTATCTAGATTATCTTTATGTGATATGTGTTTTGGGAATTTGTCTAAAGTTTTTTCTTCATGACAATATACACATCTCTTTACAAGAGGATTAATCATTTAAACTCACACTCCACCATAATCTCTGTCAATGCTGCCAATAAATTTATTTCTTGATCGGCAACAAAAGCAGACTGATACTGATACTTAGCAATAATAAGCACTGCAGCAGCAATGCTCGGACCATCAACGACTCCAGTGAGACCATCATAAACACGACGTAGAAGAACGTTAGAATCGTTGTCCAAATTAGAATTGACCCACTTCCTAACTTCTGGAAAATTTTTGTCTTTAAGATTTTTGATAACATCGTTTACTGCAACATCTGAGAACGTAACAAGAATACCAGAATCAATTTTTCCACTTACAGCGTATCTTTGACACTCATTTAAAACTCTTCTCCAATCTGGAAAATGTTTACTAATTAACTTTGCTAATACTTTTGGTTCATTTTTGATACCTTCTTTATCTAAAATACTTTTAAGTCTTTTAAAAAATAAAAGCATTATCTCATCCTTCTCTTTACCGTTGATTGAGAAGTCAACTACTGCACATCTTGAATGTAATGGTTCTAAGATTTTATTCTTGTAATTGCAAGTAAAGATAAACCTACAATTATTTGCAAACTCTTCAATGAATGCTCTTAGAAGTAGTTGAACATCATTACCAGTATTATCTGCCTCATCTATAATGATAACTTTATGTTTGGCAGTTGATGATAAGGAAACAGTTGATGCAAAATTCTTTGCATTGTTTCTAACTGTATCTAAGAATCTACCTTCATCTGATCCATTGATAAGATAAAAGTCTACTCCTAGTTCATTACATAATGCTTTCGCAACAGTTGTCTTTCCAATACCAGGAGGTCCAGAAAGAAGCATGTTTGGTATCTCACCTTTATTTAGAAACTGACTAAAGGTTTTCTTAATATTTGATGGGAGAATGCACTCTTCAATTGTTTTGGGTCTGTATTTTTCAACCCATATAAAATCACTCATTAGATCTCCATTCTTTTCTCATTATAACATACTTTTCATCATATGCTGCTTTGTCTCTCATTTTTTTGAAAACATTTGCAGACTTGGACTTTTCACAGTGTAGTGCGGTTGGCGACTGCGGTGATACGGAACCATCTCTAGCGTACTTTTTCCCACTAGGATGATTTGCATACCGACGGGAGCGAGTAAATCCCATCTCAAGAAACTTCCTTGCCATATCCATTCCAATGAAGTCC